GGCGGAGATGTGCGCCCGCGAAACTAGACTGTTTCCTATGATCCAAAAAGACCTGCTCCCACTCGCCTGCCCAATCAACAAACTTTCTCTCTTACCAGGCAACCCGCGACGCGGTGATGTCGAGGCGGTGAAGGCAAGTCTTGAGAAGTTCGGGCAACGTAAACCGATCGTGGTGCGCAAGTCCGACCAAGTTGTGATTGCCGGTAACCACACTTTGCAGGCGGCGCAGGCTTTGGGTTGGTCGGAGATTGCGGTCGTGTGGGTTGATGACGATGACACGATGTCAAAGGCATTTGCGTTGGCTGATAATCGAACTGCGGAACTTGGTGACTATGACGAGGATGCGTTGGCTGCTTTGATTGGTGAGGTTGGTGCGCTTGATCCTGAGTTGTTGGAGGCGTCTGGTTGGGATTCTGAGTCGGTGTCGGAGTTGTTGGACAAGATGCAGACGGAGTTGCCGGTTGATGTGGATGAGGTGCCTGAGGATGTTCCGACGATTTCTAAGTTGGGTGATGTGTGGTTGTTGGGTGAGCATCGAGTCATGTGCGGCGATTCAACTGATGCCAACGATGTTGCTAAATTAATGAACGCAAAAAAAGCAGACATGGTTTTTACCGATCCGCCATACGGAGTTGATTATGACGGTGGTCATGCCGACAAAAATAAAAGAAGAAAAAAACTTGCTAATGATGATAACGCAAACATATATGGCAAATGCTTGCCATTACTTTTTGCTGAATCCAAAAATGAAGCGGCCATGTATTTATGGTTCTCTGATAGCAAATCTTCCGCAGTCATCTCCGCAGTCATCTCCGCAGGATATGAAATTAGAAACACTTTGATTTGGAATAAAAATCTTGCACAATTTGGTGCCATTGGTGCTCAATATAAAAGCAAACATGAACCATGTATTTACGCTTTCAAGTCTGGCAAGGCTCCGTATTGGAATGGTCCAACAAACGAAGTCAGTGTTTGGGATATTGCTAGAGAAAGCAAAAATGAGTTTCATCCAACTCAGAAACCAGTTGATCTAGGTATTCGAGCAATGAATAATTCTTGTCCTAGAAACGGATTAGTTCTTGATCTATTTGGTGGTTCGGGTTCAACTTTGATTGCGGCACATGAAACGAACCGTGTTGCTTATTTGATGGAACTTGATCCGCACTATGTGGATGTGATCTGTGCAAGGTTCCAGAAACTGACTGGTATCTTGCCGGTGTTGGAGTCGGATGGTTTAGCGCACGATTTCTCGGCTAATGCCTAAACCTGTTGGCCGTCCTCCGAAGCCTGTCGAGCAGAAGCGTCGGGCTGGCAACCCTGGGAAACGTCCGTTGCCTGAGGTGACGATTGCGATACCGACTTCGCCTGCTGTTCCTATTCCTCACCGTCCGTTGGGTCCTGCCGGTCAACAGTTTTGGGAGCGGGTGTGGTCGGTTGGGTTTACTTGGATTAGTCCGCAGATGGATATCGAGTTGTTGCAGGTGGTGGCTGAGCAGATTGATGAGCGGGTCGCGTTGCGAATGCGTGTGTTGAAGCAGAATGATTGGCGTGATCGTGCCGCGCTTCGGTCGCTTGATGCTCAGGTGTTAGATTGTTTATCCCTGCTCGGTTTCACTCCCGTGGATCGTGCCAGGTTGGGTTTCGTGGAGGTGAAGATCAAGAATGAACTTGAAGAGTTTAGAAAACGCAAGGCTGACAACCGATCCAACATGGAGAACGTCGTCGATATACAACCAAACTGAAGGTGAGTCGTTAGCGGATTTTGCTGAAACCTTTCTGCATGTAAGCAAAGGCAAACTCGCTGGTAAGCCTTTGGCGTTGACTGGTTGGCAACGCAATTTGTTGAACGATTTGTATGAGCGTCGTCCTGACGGGTTGCTTCGGTATCGTCGCAGCCTGATCGGGTTGGGCCGTAAGAACGGCAAATCGCTTCTCGGTTCACTCATCGCACTGTATGGTTTGATCGAGGGTGAGCCAGGTGCTGAGGTTTATTCGGCGGCAGGCGACCGGCAACAAGCCCGCGTCGTGTTCAACGAAGCCAAATGGCAGGTCACACAATCATCTGCCCTGTCTGGTATCTGCAAGGTGTATCGAGATGTCATCGAGGTTCCGTCAACGGGTGCGATCTATCGTGTGCTATCAAGCGACGCAAAGTTGCAGCAGGGCTTGAACCCGTCCACGGTCGTATTCGATGAGCTTCACGTCCAACCGAACGACGATTTGTGGGATGCGCTCACGTTGGGTTCCGGTGCTCGTAAAGACCCGATGATCGTTGCCATCTCAACCGCAGGCTTCGACCTAGACACCGTGTGCGGCCGTCTTTACAACTACGGCAAAGAAATTATCTCAGGCACAAAACAAGATGAACGATTCGGGTTCTGGTGGTGGGAAGCACCAGCGGACTGCGAGATTCATGACCGTGACGCATGGGTCGCCGCCAACCCTAACCTCGCCGAAGGTCTGCTCGATATCGGCGATATGGAAGTTTCGATGATGCAGACAGCCGAAGTTTCTTACCGAAGATTCAGACTGAATCAGTGGGTTCGTACCGATGGTGAATCGTGGTTGCCGAAGGGTGCGTGGGAGCAGTGTCGTAGTGAGGATGAACTTGATCCGAACATTCCTGTGTTCGTCGGCATTGACATGGCACTCAAGCACGACTCGATCGCGGTTGTCGTTGCGCAACCGCAGCAGTCTGGTCGTGTTGTTGTTCGTGCAAAGATTTGGCATCCAGATGGCGGTGCGATGGATGTCTCGGCAGTCGAGCAACACATCCGCGATCTTGGTCGCGAATACACGGTGCAAGAGTTCGCTTATGACCCAGCGTTCTTTCAACGCTCGGCTGAAGCGATGTCCGATGAAGGGTTCACGATGGTTGAGTTCAGCCAGTCGACTGCGCGTATGGTTCCTGCTTGCGGAACTTTGTACGAGTTCATCGTGAACGGTCGTCTCTCACACAACGGTGATCCTGTGTTCACCGATCAGGTGTTGTCGGCGGCGCAACGCTCAACCGACATGGGTTGGCGTTTGTCTAAAGGTAAATCAAAACGCAAGATTGACGCTGCGATAGCATTGGCGATGGCTGTGGATCGTGCAACGAGACGAGTCGAGAGTGTTCAGCAACCAGGGTTCTTTGTAGTGTGAGGAGAAAGATGATTGTATTGTTATTGGAACTGGTCGCGATCTTGATGATTGCGGTCGGCGTATTTTACATTGCGGTTCCGCTTGGGCTAATCTTTACAGGCGCATCTCTGCTTGCCTTCACCTTGGCTTGGGAGCGGTCAAAGAAAGCGGCTAGAAACTAATGTTGTCAAGACTGTTCAACCCAAGAGAAGAAGAGAGAGCAGTCTCATATCAGTCGTTGTTCGCCGCAGGTGACGCATTCCAATTCACAACCAACGCCGGCACGATAGTCACGCAAGAAGATTCTCTCAAGATCGGAACCGTGTATGCGTGTGTCCGACTAATCGCAGACTCTATCTCAACTCTGCCAGTCGATGTGTTCATCCGTGTTGACGGTGATCGCCGACCATTCCGACCACGACCAGAATGGCTCGACATGCCCGAAGTCGGTGTGTCACGCACCGACCACTTCCAACAGGTACTTGTTTCGATGTTGTTGAACGGTAACTCGTTCACTCGTATCATCCGCGACAATCAAGGTGTCGCAGGTTTGTCAGTTTTGAATCCGTTGAAAGTTGAAGTGAAACGCGACGAGTCACGCCGAATCGTCTACGTCTTTGACAACCGTGACATCATCCAGCATGAGGACATGATTCATCTGTCCGAGTTGCGTCTACCTGGCGATCTTCGTGGCCGTTCACGCATCGAACTAATCAAAGAGAACCTCGGATTGTCGAAAGCTCTTGAAGAGTTTGCTGCGAGGTTCTTCGGTCAAGGTTCGCACACTTCAGGCATCATCGAGTTCCCAGGCAACCTGACCCGCGAACAAGCAAAGTCGCTTGTTGACGGATTCGAAGAAGGTCACAAAGGTTTGCGTCGCGCACACCGCCCAGGCATTCTGTTCGGTGGTGCGAAATACACGACAACTTCGGTCGCACCAGACGACTCACAGTTCCTGCAATCACGACAGTTCGCAGTCGAAGAGATTCTTCGTGCGTTCCGTGTGCCGCCTTCGATGGCTGGTGTGATTCAGTCAGGTGCGCAAGCATACGCTTCGGTTGAAATGAACGGCATTCACTTTGTGATGCACACACTCCGACCATACGTCACCAAGATTGAGGATGGATATTCAAGACTGATTGATGGCCGTGGTGCGTTCTTGAAGTTCAACCTTGATGGTTTGATGCGCGGCGACTTCGGTTCACGAGTCGCAGGCTATTCATCAGGACTACAAGCAGGCTGGTTATCAATCAACGATGTTCGCCGATTTGAAGACCTACGACCGGCTGACGGCGGCGATACTTACCGTGTGCCACTTGCGAACGTCGATCTTGGTGCAGCAGGACTCACCGAACTTGACCGCAAAACAATGATGGCTCAACGTCTTATCAACGCAGGTTTCGAACCTGCCGCAGTATTGAAAGCACTCGACATTGATCCGATCACACACACAGGTGTCGCACCAGTCTTGTTGCAACAGGTAACAGAACCAGCACCGACCTACGATGTGAATCAGCGTGACGTGAATGTGACGATGCCTGAAATGGTTGTCAATGTTCCACCAGCACAAGTGAGTGTCGCTGCACCGATCATCAACGTGCCTGAGACTGTGGTGCGTGTGAACGTGCCAGAGAATAGGCCGACTGTTCGCACAGTTGAACGCGATGCCGAAGGTAGAATCTTGACTATCACCGAAAGGGTTGAAGAGTAATGGCTACAGGTTTATCGGCTTATCTTTGCAACTCGTTCCTCGACGCGCTCGGCAACAACACTTCTTACGCCGTCGCACAGGTCTACATCAAACTTCATGTCGGCGATCCAGGCGCGGCAGGAACATCGAACGCTGCGACTGAGACGACACGCAAATCTGTTTCGTTCGGTGCGGCTTCGACTGGTGCTATCGCATCGGATGCAGATATCTCGTGGACGAACATCGCAGGTTCGCAAGACGCAACACACTTCACCGCTTGGGACAACATCTCGGCAGGTAACTTCTTGTTCTCTGGGACGATCACAGGCAACGCTTATACAGCTGGTGACACTTACACAATTTCATCTGGCAATCTGTCTGCATCTTTGACCGTCGCTAGTTAGTACCGCCATGGCGGTCAAAAGATTCGTGCTTGACACAAGCACACTGAACGACAGCACCACAGGACTCGATGGCGGTCTTGCATTCATCCTCGACACCAGCACACTCAACGGCACACGAGTCCTTGACGGTGCAGAGTTTCTAACCACAGCCACAGGTGCAGCGACACTCGGTGCAATGTCGGCTACAGCGACAGCGACTGTCACACACTTCGCGACCGCTTCAGCCGAACTCGGTGAACTTGTTGCCGAGGTTGCGCAAGTCATCGTCACAACGGATGCAACAGGCGAAGCAGAACTCGGCGGACTTGTCGCCACAGCGACCGCAACAGTTGTCCTACCAGCAACAGCCTCAGCAACTCTCGGCGGTCTTACTTCTTCGGCCACTGCAACAGTCGCACTACCAGCAACCGCATCAGCGAACCTCGGCGGTCTTGCCGCTTCGGCGATCACGGCAGTCGAACAGAACGCTGTTGCAACAGCAACCCTCGGCGGTCTAGTCGCAACAGTTGATTCGGCACCGACACCACCAGAACCTGAGCCGACACCTACACCGTCTGGCGGTCGCAGAGTTTATTCAACGACACCACGCAAAAAGATTGAACCCGTCATCGAGCCAGTGGTCGAGATTCCTGTCATCCAACCGAAACGACGCTACGCGGTTGTCTCAACATCTTTGAACGGTATGCAAGCACAAGCAACAAGCACGATCACATTCAGCATCTTGGAAGATGATGCTGAACTACTATTGATGCTCTGAGGTAACAATCATGCCAATCACAAACGGATCAATCGCAGTCGGCACAGCCGCAACACTTGTCAGTCACGCTGGAGTGAACCCAGGGACTTTGCACATCAGCAACATTGACAACACCGACACAATCTTTATTGGTGGCGCGACAGTTGTCGTGAACGCTGGTCATGCGTTACCGAAAAGCGCATCCGAAGACTTCGATATCTATCCAGGTCAAAGCATGTACGCAGTATCAACCAAAACAGGTCACTCAGTAGCGTTCACACTCATCACGCCATAATGCCTTACTTCATTACCGACAAGTCACCAGATTGTTCTGGTTGGGCAACCGTCAAAGAAGATGGCGAAGTAATCGGCTGTCACACAACGAAACAAGATGCAGTCG